AAGAAGTTGAAGACATTGATGAAGCTAAAAAAGAAGATCTTGACGAAGCTAAGGAAGAAATTGACGAAGCTAAAAAAGAAGATCTAGATGAAGCTAAAGAAGATGTTGACGAAGAACTTAACGAAATTCTAGCAGAACTAGAAGAACTTGACCTTGAAGAAGGAAAAGAAGATGTAGACGAAGCTGAGGGTGATGATGATGACAAAGATGATAAGGATGCAGATGAAGAAATCGACCTTGAAAATATGTCAGAAGAAGACCTAAAGAAGTTTATCGAAAGCGTTATTGAAGACATGGTTAAAGCAGGTGAATTGGAACCAGCTGATGACTTCGAAGATGACGTTGAAGTAGACGTTGATGCTGATGGTGAAATCGAAATAGAAGATGATGAAGAAACTTCTGTTGATGAAGCTAAAGACATGGACGAGTCTTATGATAAAGTAGATGAAGCTAAAGATGATTTAGATGAAGTTAAAAAAGATTTAGAAGAAGCAGTGGATACTATCCAAACTCTTAGATCTGAACTTAACGAAATCAACTTATTGAACGCTAAACTATTGTATACGAATAAAGTGTTCCGCGGTAAAAACCTAACTGAAGATCAAAAGGTTAAAGTACTTAAAGCATTTGACAAAGCCGAAACAGTAAAAGAAGTAAAACTTGTATTTGAAACTCTTGACACATCTGTAAAAAATAAGCGTAACGCTAAAAACATTACAGAAGCTAGAGCTAAAGGAAGCGCTTCAAATATTGTAGCTGGTAAAAATGTTAAAAGAAATACAAAACAACCTATTGTTGAATCGAATGAGATGGTTAACAGGTTTAAGAAACTAGCAGGAATTATTTAAGAAAAAAAATTAAAAACAAATTTAACAAATGTCACAATTAAATTCACTATTAGAAAGTGCTAACCCGTACAAATCACTACAAGGTGATGCTGCACGTTTAGCAAACAAATGGAATGCGACAGGATTGTTGGAAGGTATGTCTAATGAGACAGACAAGAACAATATGTCAATGATTCTAGAAAACCAGGCTAAGCAATTAGTTATGGAAAACAACAACACTGGTGGTAACTCCGCTACATTTACACCTGGAACAGGTGCTAACTGGGCTGGAATCGCTCTTCCATTAGTAAGAAAGGTATTTGGTCAAATCGCAGCTAAAGAATTCGTTTCTGTACAGCCGATGAACTTACCTTCAGGTCTAGTATTTTATTTAGATTACCAATATGGAACTGGAAAAACTCCATTCTCTAAAGGTGATTCTATGTATGGTAACAGAGGTAATAACCTACCATTTGGTAACGACGCAGAAGGTGGTCTTTACGGAGCAGGTCGTTTCAGTTACTCAATCAATACTACTGCATCAAACGGTGAAACAGCAACTGACGCTACATTAGTAACTAACGCTAAAACTGAGGTTAATTGGTTTAGTGATCTACAAGCTGATTCTTCATTATCTGCATCTTATGCAGCGGGTGAGATTTCAAAAGTAACTATCCCAACTTCTCAACTACCTAACTATGATGAGGTATCTGTAAAAGCATTTAACCTAAACGATGGTGCTTCTCATACAGCTCCTGCAATCATTTATAATCAGTTCTCAAAAGTTAACGGTGCAAACCTTGAAATCTTTGTTAAAAACACTGATATTGCTGATTCAGAAACATTCCTAGTAGAATATAACCTACAAACAACTGATAAGTTTACAGGTGATTTCGAAGATGGAAACACTGATATTAACAACAACAACAACCCAGTTTCTATCCCTGAGATTAACATCCAGATGGAATCAAGTGCGATTGTTGCTAAAACTAGAAAATTGAAAGCAGTTTGGACTCCTGAGTTCGCTCAAGATTTGAACGCTTACCACTCTCTAGATGCTGAAGCAGAATTAACATCAATCATGAGTGAGTATATCTCATTAGAGATTGATATGGAAATTCTTGACATGTTAATCGAATCTGCTTCTGCAGGTAACGAATATTGGTCAGCTGAGAACAACTTGGCAATCGGTGCTGCTGGTGTATTAGATTCTGATCTTGGATTCTATAACTCACAAGGACAATGGTTCCAAACTATTGGTACTAAACTACAAAAGTTAAGTAACAAAATTCACCAACAAACTCTTAGAGGTGGTGCTAACTTTATGGTATGTTCTCCTACAGTAGCTACTGTATTAGAATCTATTCCAG